GTGTGGGCGCTGGCAAGTGTAGGCGATGGCGCGCCGGTTATCGATGGCGACGTTGTAAAGCCCTATTTGCTGTTGGGCACGTCATACGATGGCACGATGGCGACAATTGCGAAATTTACAGCGATTCGCGTCGTATGCAATAACACAATTACACCTGCAGTCAATTCAACCGCCGGGGAAGTGGACAAGGGTTATATAAAATCGGCGGTTCGGGTTTTGCACTCCGAACGGTTTGACGCTGATTCTGTTCGCCTGCAGTTGGGCATCGTCTCGAATCAATTTGAGCGCTTTCTAGTGCAGTCGCGCCAATTGGCGGGTGTTCCAATGAAAGCGGAAGACGCTGATTCATTCGTTCAGGAACTTTTAGCGCCGTATCACACCAGCAAAAAAGATATTGAGGAAAGCAAAGCTTACAAGCGAATTTTGCAGCTCTTCAATGGCGCGGCTATTGGTTCGGACATTGGCGGCGTGGCTGGCACTCGTTGGGGCATGCTGAACGCTGTCACGCAATTGGTTGATCATGAGCGCGGGCGTAGTGATTCAACCCGGCTTGAATCGGCATGGTTCGGCACTGGTTCTGCGATTAAAAATCGGGCGCTGGAGCTGCTTTCGGCGTAATTAATTAAGCAATGGTCATAAATCGGGGTTTTCGCTCTGCGATTACCCTGATTTTGGTCATAAATCAGGATTAATTGCCGTTCTATAAACCTGCCCCTCGCGCCCTGGCGCTCGGCGCGTGAAACGTGAGTCGCGGCGCGTGTTTCGCGTGGCGCGTGGCGCTGGCCGGGGCGCGTGGCGCTCGAATCGCGGCGCGCGATTCGATTAAAAATTTCAATTGGCAATTGGCGCGCGGGGGGCGCATTATTGTCTCGCGGCAATTGCCGCGACAATCTTTTTATATAGAGGGGGATGTATGGGGCTCGATATGTATCTCAAGGCACACAAATATTTGTCAATGCATGACGAAACTGAAGCGCGCATTGCTGGGCAATGCGCGGAGCTTGTAGGGTTTGAAAACCCCTTCAAAGTGAATACTGTGACCGCGTTGTCTAAATATTGGCGGAAAGCCAATCAGGTACATGGGTGGTTTGTGGACAATGTGCAGAGGGGCGAAGATGATTGCCGGGAATATTACGTTAGCACCGGGCAAATTGAGGAATTGATCGCGGCCTGTGAAAGGGCGCTTCAGAATCAAGATGCGGAGGTACTATCGCCGCGCGCTGGTTTTTTCTTTGGCTCTACTGAGGTGGACGACTACTATTGGCAAGATTTGCGCGATACGGCGGAAGACTTGCGCAGGGTTCTCGCCAATTTGCCGCAGGGATGCTGGTTGACATATCAGTCCAGCTGGTAGATAATGTCCGGGAGGCATTAATGCCTCCCGATTAATCACCCAGAAAGGATAGAGCAATGCAAAACCTGTATTTTTTGCGCGTTGACAATGACGCACTGGAAGACGCCCGCGCATATCAAACACTGCGCGGCGCTCAATTTGCCTTTGGCATTGTGGCCAAAGAACTTGACCGTTATGGCCAGCGCTGTTCCGCGACAATACATATCGCTCCGCGTATGGCGGACGTTGTGGAATACCCAGACTACCTTCTGACGCTGGGACCTCGTGGCGGAGTAAGAACCGAAAGAGCATAATTTCCGCTTGACAATGCCTGCATGTTCGGGCATTATCTTATTGACCGGGCGCGCCCGGTCAATAACCCAAGAAAGGATAGAGAGATGCGAAACCAAATTATCCAGCTGGCCAATGATCTGCACATTGGCCTATTTGCAAGCCGCGATACCATAGGCGAGGCTTTTGATTTTGCGGAAAACATGATTGAATCAATGCCAGAATCCGGTGCTCGTGCTGCGGCGCGAACCGCGCTGCACGTTATGGTCAACTCGATAGCAAAGCAGCTGCGCGATATCGCCGGGCAGGAATTGCCCGCGCCGCCCGCTGAGGTGCGCATTGCACCAGAGGATCACCCGGACGTTGGCGCGGATCCCATGGCCGCGCTGTTTGAATCAATGGTTGGATCCCTGTCGAAAAAAATCGACGATATGGAAAACAACATCGAAGCGCTGACCGAGCGCTTTGAAGAGCTCGATGATGATATTGAAGACCGCGTCGAGGGCTGGGTGGAAAATAATTTTGATGTCACAGAGGAGGTGCGCGAAGCATTAAACGGCCTGCGCATCAGCCTAAATCTGAATTAATGGTTGACGCCAGGACACAATGAGGGCATAATTCAAGCACTGGATCAGCCGATCCAGTGCAACCGCCAGAAAGGATAGAGCATGAAGACCAGAATCACCTATGTGAACATCAACGGGATGTCCTATTCCGTCCCTGCCAATATGTCGGACAAAGAACTGTCAACGGTTTGTGCGATGCTGTTGAACTTTCGCCCGATGAGCGATGTCTATTCAACGGATTACAAGAAAACCTTTCACTACGTGGACGAAGCCAACGTCAGCGTTCGGCTGGGAAGCCGCGAGGTCTATTCCACAGAAGAGACGGCCAAAGCCGCGCGGGACGCGTACAACCAGCAGCTTGAGCAGGAAAAGCAGGAAGCCTGATTCGCTATCGGGGCGCGCGCCCCGATAGCTATAATCCACTTGACAGGTAGCGCGCAAGCGCTACCTAAATCACGCACCCGACCGCCGCCCCTCACTGCCTATTGCTATTGGCTATTGGCTATGGCACAGCGATAGCTTGACAAGCTGCCCGGCGCGCCGGGCAGCAGTTAGGAATCTAGAAGGGGGGAGGGCCATAAATGCACCCACAGCTGCTCAAGTCGGACCTTCGCCCAGTTTTTAGCCTAAGAATGCTTCTTTAAAACCTAGACCCACCCCCCTTTGTTTGTAAAACCCGCATGGGGGGTATATATTAAAAAAATTCAAAACTTGGCCCTCGCACCATGAAACTTGATCACTTAGACGTTGAAGCCGAACGCCTGCGCCTCGAGCTGCGGCTCACGCAGCTTGAAGCACAGGAAAAAGCCACGTCCAACTTCTTATCCTTTTGTCAATACGTTTGGCCGGAGATGTTAGTGGGTGAGCATCATCGGCGGATATGCGCGGCCCTTGATCGTGTAATCGAGGGCAAGTGTAAGCGGCTGATGATTGCGATGCCGCCTCGGCATGGGAAGTCGCAGTTGGGGAGTTATTTGTTCCCTGCTTATTTGATGGGGAAGCTGCCGCAGAGTAAGTTGATTGTTGGCTCGCACACCGCGGAGCTCGCTCAGCGGTTCGGTCGGATGATTAGGAACCTTGTTGACGATGAGCGGTACAAGGAGCTATTTCCTAATACACAACTTTCTGCTGATTCCAAGGCTGCTGGCCGGTGGGCCACGAGCCACGGTGGTGAGGCCTTTTTTATTGGTAAGGGCGGCGCGATGACGGGCCGTGGTGGTGATGTGGTTGTGTTGGATGATATTTTGGACGAGCAGGATGCTTTGTCTGAGACGGCGATGGAGAACACGTGGGAGTGGTATACGAGTGGTCCGCGTCAGCGATTGCAGCCTAATGGGTCGATTATTGTTATTAATACAAGGTGGAAGACGGATGACTTGTCTGGGAGGTTGTTGAAACTGCAAGGTCAGTTGAAAGCGGACCAGTGGGAGATATTGGAGTTCCCGGCGATATTGCCATCGGGTCGGCAGTTGTGGCCGGAGTATTGGAGTTTGGATGAGTTAGAGAAGGTCAAGCTGACGATTGGTTTAAAGAAGTGGAATGCGCAGTGGCAGCAGCAGCCGACGAATGATGAGGGGGCGATATTAAAGAGGGATTGGTGGCAGCGGTGGAAGAAGGCGGATCCGCCGCCGTGTGAGTATGTGATTCAGACGATGGATACGGCGTACAGTAAAAAAGAGACGGCGGATTTCTCTGTTATCGCGACGTGGGGCGTGTTCCGCGCATCTGCTGACTCTGGCCCTAATTTAATTTTGTTATCAGTTAGAAAAGGCCGGTGGGACTTTCCTGAGTTAAAGCGTATTGCTCGGGAGGAGTATCGGTATTGGGAGCCGGATAATGTATTGATTGAGGCCAAAGCTACGGGTACGCCTTTGCAGCATGAGTTGAGGAAGATGGGGATACCGGTGACGATGTATTCCCCGGGGGGTAGGCGTTCTGGGCAGGATAAGATAAGTCGTGCCAATGCGGTTGCGCCGATATTAGAGAGTGGGATGGTGTGGTATCCGGAGGATGAGGAGTTTGCGCAGGATTTGGTGGAGGAGTGCGCGGCGTTTCCCAATGGCGCAAATGATGATCAGGTGGATGTTACCGTTATGGCATTAATGCGGTTTAGGCAGGGCAATTTTATTGCTTTGGATGATGATGACGATGAAGAGCGCGAGCCGCAGGGCGTGATTGAGTATTATTGAAGAAAGTGGTAGTTTCGGCATGGGCGTGGATAGGGGATAGGTATGGCCGAGAGTATTAGTCAGCAGATACGGGATGCGGCGATAGCGCGTGGGATTGATCCTGAGGTGGCGCTAAAGATTGCCAATGCGGAAAGTGATCTTGTATCGAGCGCCAAGAACCCCCGGTCCTCGGCTCGCGGGTTGTTTCAGGTGACGGATGATACGTGGAAGTTTTACGGTGGCGACCCGAAGAAGAGGAATGATGTTGCGGAGAATATTCGGGTAGGGTTGAATGTTATTGACGGCAATCGCGCCGAGTTCAAGCGGTTATATGGCCGCGAGCCATCGCAATCCGAGCTTTATATGATGCACGTATTTGGCAAGACAGGTGGGCCGATGGTGCTATCGTCGGACCCGAATACGGAGTTAAAAGAGCTCCTGTCCCCCAAGGTATTAAAAGCCAATCCCCAGTTCAAGAGCATGACGGTAGCAGAGCTATCTGAGAGCATGCGCAAAAAGATGAAGGAGCCTGCAGCGGCGGCTCCCAAAGCGCCAGTAACAGCAGGGCCTGCTGTAGCGCCTGCCACGCCTAAGGAGACGATAAGGCCGCAAGCTCCTGTCAAACAGGTGGCACAAGAGAGTGCGCCTAAGCGGCCTGAGATGTCGCGCGATTTCTTGGCATCCATGGGGCCAAGCTATATGGCTGCATTGGCTGCATCTACACTGGGGGATCTGTCGGAAGACAGGGAGGAAGGTGAGACGGATGAGGATTATATAGAGCGCATTACCCAAGAGCGGCTGGCCGCGCAGGAAGAACCTGCCGTTGCGGCACCACAGCGCTTATTACAAGCAGAGCTATCCTATCAGTCGCCGTTTGAAACAGAAGAGCCGGTCAAGTTAGCCTTTGGCGGATTGCCATACAAGCCTTCTGCCCTGCTGCCCTCTGACGTTAAGACGAAAGTAGCCACCGCGCAGCAGGAGTGGGACGCGTATAACAAGGCAGCAGCAGATTACAACAGACGGGTGGATGAGTACAACAATTTGTTGAATCAATATAACTCGGCGTTCGTTCAATACCAAGGCGAGCCTGTTACTTATTATGCCGCGGGCCGCGGTAATATTACCCCGACAACCTCTCAAAGAGGCTTGCCTTCTTTTCATGTCTCGCAGCAGGGTAAGACATATACCCCTGTGGATGTAGGCGGCGGTAATTTCTTGGTCCGCACGGGCGAGTTCATGAAGATGGCCGCGCCCCGCGAGCCGGGTGGCGGCCCAAGCCAGCCGTCGTCTTCTGCAGAACAAGTGCAGGCCGCAGTGGATCTAGCCAAGGCAAAGCAGCGCCGATTGCAGTTTGTCTATGACGTTTTGGAAGACCCGGAAAGGTACAACCTGTCCATTCCGAAGTTGTTTGCAGAGGGCGGGTATGTAAAGCGCGCAGACGGCTCCCCTGTCTATGGCGAGATAACTACCGGTGAGGTAACGCCAGATACCCGCGCTGCACTGTCCTTGCCCCAAGGTTTATCTGCTTCGGATGCATTTAATACACTGCGCCGTATATATGGCGAAGGTATGTCTAATCTTGAGACAGGTTTACGCGCATCTACTGCAGCTATTCCCGGTATGGTGGGCGATATTGGTCAGGCGTTTAATATCCCTTATCTTCGCCGCGCACCGAGTACCGAGGAGTTATTACAGCGCTTCCCGCAGCGCGTAACACAAAGAACGGCAGAAGCACCGGGGTTCGAGGAACTCGGTTCTTCTTTACCGCTACCTATCCCGCCTTCCATGATTAAAGGCACAGCCAAAGCAATGATGGCAGGATTAAAGGCAGCAAGTCCCACTGTGGAGACAATCAGGGATGTTGGCCCAGCGGTGGAGGCAACAGTTAGTAAGGTAGCCCCTGCTGCTAAGCCTATGAGCGTGGTGGAGCAAACTACGGCTACTGTGGCAGAAGGCATGCGTCCGGCTGATCAGATGTTTGTTAGCAAGGTGGATGATTTCATAACTGGGCAGAAAAATCCGGTGACCAAGCAACAGTTGCTTGGGCAGATGCGCGGCAAGTTCAGGGATTATGAGATAGGGCGCGTGGAACAAGCGCTTGCTGATCTGCCGGATACTGCCAAGATCCTGCCGCAGGATTTATCTGCTCGCGTATCAAAGACGTACCCTACGTCCAACCTGCGCACTACTATTATTGAGCCGAAGAAGTACGGCTTGCACAATACGATGGATAACCCCTACGGGGAGCGCTTGGTAGGCTCGGTTAATTTGAGTTTGCCTGTTGCAGAGCAAGCCAAGGAGCTATCCAAGAATGCGGAGTTTGCAGAAACAGTGCTTGCTTCCGCGTTTAGGGGAGACGTTAAATCTCCAGAACTGAACACAGCGATAGATTTCTTGGAAAAAGAAGGCTTGTCGTCCAATTACAAAGGTGTTATGGACGCGCTTAAAAAGGTAAAAGTTGGGGTAAAGAAACTAGACAATGATCGAGCAGCTATTGATGACCTGTACAAAGGCGTTAGCTATCCAACACTCCATTCAAAGTTTGACGATATCTGGCAGTCTTTAAACAAAAAATACCCTACTCGTTCTTTTGAAGAACGGCGAGCCTTGGCTAGGGAAGAGTTGCTAAAAGAAACTCAGAAGGCGCTGAAATCCATGAATATCCCTATTCCAAAAGGCATGGATATCAATTCAGAGGCGTTTAAGACCTTCGTAAATGAAACGGCAGCGCTTAAGCTATCTGGGCTAAAGGACGAGTTTTATCGTTCGGCGAAGAAGTTTGAAGATGCGATTAAAGAAGAAAGAGTCGCTCTAAACCAAGAACTTAGGAAAAAAAGGGTTTACTACGGCCAGCACAAAGGAATCGCTCCTGAAGGCGAGAACGTAGCCTTTAGCCGATTTGTTGATCAAGAAACGACGTTACCGGATATAGGTAAGGCAAAAGTAATGCACTTTCTTGAGTTGCAGTCGGACCGTCTTGACGATTTGTTGAAGACTGGAGCAAGAGGCGGAAGCAAAGAAAAGGATTTGGCAGAAGTTGCCAGCATGTCTTCGCGCATTAAACAGCTTACTTCGGATCCCAAGATAAAAGAGGGCGTAGATAAGCTTGTGGATTTGGAGTCTAAATCATTTGCATCCCCACTTCAAAAATCTGAAGCTATCCAATCTGTTCTCAATCGTTATCCAGACCAGAAGAAGGAATTGATTGAGTTCTTAAAGCTCTCAGATAGGGAATCCAAGCTCAGAGCTAGAGCCAGATTTGGGGAGTACAGGTTAGAAGAGGCTTTCGCTGGTATGGAGAAGTCTCCACAGGTCGTTCAGCAACTGATGATCAAGAACGCCATTGGTGCAGCTATGCAGCGTGGGGTGAATGTAATCACCTTCCCCGGCAAAGAGTCAGCGCAAGCGCAGTTGTACGAAAAGCTGCCTGCAAACCTAAAGCAGGTAGTAAAAGATTTAGGCCCCGGCTTCGAAATTCGTCCTATTGAACTATATGACGGGCTAGGCACCGTGTATACCCATCCCGGCCTTGTATGGGACGACAAGACAGCACAGAGGATATTGAAAGAGGGTATCCGCTTTAATAAAGGCGGCATGGTGGATAAGAACGATCTAGATTACGCAAGATACATCTAAGGAATAGATATGCCAATCGAACGCGACACAGGGGCCCCTCAGGGCAATATGCTGGATATCGAGGTAGATGCCGAGGGTATGCCTGAGATCGAGATAGAGATCGACGAAGAAGGTGGCGCAACCGTCAGCATTGAGGAAGAGGAAAACGAGGTTGATTTTTACGCCAACCTCGCAGAAGTCCTGCCTCCTGATGTTCGGGCAAAGATATCTGATGACCTCATGATGCTGTATGAGGCGGATGTAACTTCCCGTGCCGAATGGGAAAAGATGTACGCCAAGGGCATGGATATGCTGGGCATGAAGATAGAGGAGCGTACCAAACCATTCCGTGGCGCATCGGGCGTGTTCCATCCGCTGTTGCAAGAGGCAGTCGTTCAATTCCAAGCACAGGCATTGAAAGAACTAATGCCTGCTGAAGGTCCGGTTAGAACACAGGTTCTTGGCAAAGAAACGCGGGAAAAGGTCATGCAGGCCGCGCGCGTTCGCGACTTCATGAATTACCAGATCACCACGGTAATGCAGGAGTACACGCCTGACTTTGATCAGATGCTGTACTACGTCGGTTATGGCGGCTCGGCGTTTAAGAAGGTGTACTACGATATCAACTACAAGCGCATGGTTAGCGAGCTTGTACTGCCGGATAACTTGTACATCCCATACAACGGTTCTTCCGTCATGAGCAAATGCGAGCGCATCACGCATCGCATCCCTATGTCCACCAATTTCTACCGTAAGTCGGTAGTAGCTGGGCAGTATCTTGATACAGCGCAAGCGTCGCAGGACTTGGATAAGTCAGATATCAAGGAAGCCAAGGATAAGGCTACAGGCGTAGAGCCCTCTGGGGATGAGGAAGAAATCTATTTGCTGGAGTTCCATATTGATTACGACTTGCCCGGATTTGAGGACAAGGACGATGAGAATAAGGAAACAGGCATCAAGCTGCCGTACATCATCACGGTAGATGAGACAACCAAGACGGTTGTTGGCGTTCGGCGTAACTGGCAGGAAGGTGAGAAATCTTCGCGCCGTGAGTATTTCATCCATTATCTGCTGGTCCAAGGCCCGGGTGCTTATGGCTTGGGCTTTTTGCATTTGATCGGCAGCTTGTCGCAAAGTGCAACTTCTTCTCTGCGCCAGTTGATTGATGCGGGTACGTTTGCCAATCTGCCCAGTGGCTTTAAGGCCAAGGGTGCGCGGATAGAGAACGATGATGTGCCGATTGCGCCGGGTGAGTGGCGCGACATGGATGCAGGCGGTATGGAGTTGACCTCCTCGATGTTGCCGCTGCCGTACAAGGAGCCAAGCCAAACACTGTTCCAATTGTTGTCTTTCTGTGTGGATGCTGGCCGTCGCATGGCATCGATTACGGATTTGCAGGTGGGCGACAGCAATCAGAATGCTGCAGTGGGCACAACTATTGCGTTGTTGGAGAAAGGCTCTGCGGTGATGTCCGCTGTTCACAAGCGGCTGCACTATTCGCAGAAGCTGGAGTTCCAGCTTTTGGCAAAAGGTTTTGCGGAGTATTTGCCGGATGAATATCCGTATGACGTTCCCGGTGAGAGCCGTAAGGTCAAGCGCACAGACTTTGATGACCGCGTAGATGTCCTGCCGGTAGCGGATCCGAATATTTTCTCTGTGGCGCAGCGTATTACGATGGCGCAAACACAGTTGCAGTTAGCGCAGAGCGCGCCTCAGATGCACAATTTATATGAGGCATATCGCCGCATGTATGAGGCTATTGGGGTGCGGGATATTGACTCCTTGCTAAATAGCCAAGAGGTGGATAAGCCAAAGGATCCGGCAAGCGAGAATGCGATGGCTTTGGATGGCACGAAGCTAAAAGCGTTTGCTGGTCAGCAGCATGATGCGCACATCATGTCGCATATTTTGATGGGCCTGTCCCCTGTGGTGGCGGCGATGCCAATGGTTGGTGTGACGTTGCAAAAGCACGTCTTTGATCATATCCGGCTAAAGGCGGAGGAGTTTGTCGAAGCGGAGCTCTTTAAGCAATATGGCACTGATCCGGAGCAGTTGGTATCTGCCTTGCAGCGTGAGGCAATGGTTGCCTTAAAGGTTGCGGAGTTCTATCAGCAGGCCAAGCAGTTGCAGGAGCAGTTATCCGGCCAGCCACAGCCTGATCCGTTGGTGGAATTGAAGAAACAGGAGCTTGCACAGAGCGCGCAGCGCGATCAATCACGCAATCAGCTTGATACTGCCAAGATGATGCTGGATCAACAACGCGAGCAGAACGATGTAGCGATTGATCAAGCGCGATTACAACAGGCACAGCAACTAGCGGCAGAGAAAAACGTGCTCAGCTTGATGAAAATGAGTCAGGGAGGCGGAAAAAATGCGCAACAACCCAAATAAGTTTCTAAAAAACAAACAAAAGATGCAAAAACCGGTGAGGAAAAGCCCAAAAACGGCTATTTCTGAGCCGCGAGCGCAGTATGTATACAGAAAAGACGCATTTAAAAAGGTAAAAATTACGTAAGAAGCTGTACTTTTCATAACAACCGTGCATAATTTGCACGTAGCCCACAGACGGGGCGTAATTTTGTCTGCTTTCTTGGAGTAATCCATGCTTGAATTCGTTGAAAGCTTGAAAAAGCGTCTACGTTTACTGCGTTCCGACACAGAGGGGATGATTTTGTCCGGTTCTGTGCGGGATATGGAGCAGTACAAGTTCTTACAAGGCCGTCTGGAAGGCTACAGGTTTGTCGAAAACGAGATAAATGCTCTTTTGAAAAACAATCCTGACCTAAAAGAGGATCTTTGATGGAAATGACTGCGCTAGAAGCCAAGTGGGCGACTGAAGAGGCGGAAAGAGAGCCTACTTTGGAAGACGCTTACAATGAAAATGGCGATTTGGAGACGGAAAACATTGATCAGTCCGTTTTTGATCGCATTCCTAAGCCTACCGGCTGGAGAATTGTGATTCTCCCGTACAGAGGCACCAAAAAAACCAAAGGCGGCATAGTTTTGGCAGATCAGACGCTGGAAAGACAGCAACTGACCACTGTTTGCGGCTATGTGCTGGGCGTTGGAGAACTCGCTTACAAAGACGAAATCAAATTCCCCTCCGGGCCTTGGTGCGCCAAGGGCGATTGGGTGATTTTTGGCCGTTACGCAGGCGCGCGCATCGGTTTGGACGACGGAGAAATCCGTATCCTGAACGACGATG